TATTGCTCAGCTTCGTCTTTGCGTTCAGACACAGAAGTGGCTGGAAAGAAATGCTCGTGCAGGTACTAGATATACAGAGTTGCTTCGTTCTCACTTTGGTGTGTCTCCTACTGATGCAAGACTTGATAGACCTGAATATATTGGTGGAAGTAAAACCCCTATTATAGTTTCTGAGGTTCTTCAGACTAGTGCTTCCCCTCTTGACGGTGAGAGTGGCTCTCCACAGGGTACTATGGCTGGACATGGTATTTCTATAGATAGGAATTATGTTGCTAAGTATAGAGTTGAGGAATATGGACTTATTCTTGGACTTCTCTGTGTTGCTCCTAAGCATGGTTATGGTGGACAAGGTATAAATAGACAGTGGCTTAGACGCGATAGACTTGATTTTTATTTCCCTGAATTTGCTCATCTTAGCGAGCAGGGTATTGAGACTGCTGAAATTTATGCTACGGATTCAGAAGCTAATAATACTGACTTGTTTGGTTATATCGGAAGATATGATGAAATGAGACATAAACAGGATATGTGTTGTGCTGATTTCCGTGCTGAGTATCAAGACTGGACTCTCAATGAATTTTATGAGACTAAACCTTTACTTAATAGTAGTTTTGTTGAGGCGAATGTCCGCAAAAATATTTTTGCAGTTCGGAATTTTCCTGGTATTAAAGTTAATTTTGGTAACGTTATTCATGCGTACCGTCCTCTGCCTCTTATTGGTGAGCCTGGACTTGTGGACCATTTCTAAGGAGATTTTATGAAAGTTTTTAGTAATTATGGTATTAGACCCGAAAATGTTCGGTCTTATAATAGTGGTGTTTTAAAAGTTCAGAAAGCTGGATATAGACCAGCTTATCTTGAGATAGCTTCTATGATTGCGAGTGGAGAACGGTTCGAGCAAGCGAGACAGTTCGATTATCCTAATGAAGTCGATATTGATAAGCAAGTCAATCATGTAGATATGTCCGATAAGGACAAATTCGAAATGATAGATGAAGCTAGAAATATTCGGCTAGAATTAGCTCGCAAGATTGAAAGCGAGAGACTTGCTAAAGTCGAAGCTGACAGAGAAGCTACTCGTAAAAAGATTATTGAAGAATATGAAAAGAGCAAAGCTGGTGAAACCAGCGAAGCTCCAACAAACCCAGCTGAATAAGCTGGGTGCGTTAGTAACTGGCATTATTGCTACTTGATGTCAATAATGCCAGTTGACACCAAAGCGAACTTTAAATATTCGCGAGTGTCAAAAGGAATATTAAAATATGGGTGCAATTTTAGGAATTATAGATTTAATTAGTAATCTTAAAAGTGGTTTTGATTTATTTAATGATTTAAGGAGTGGTCGCTGGTGAGTGGTTTGTTTGGTTCTTTAGGTGCTGCTTTTACTGGTGGATTGTCTAATATTCTTGATGGTGGTCATAAAGGTGCTGATTTTCTTGATCCTATGAATTTGTTTCATACTGGTGAACAAGAAAGGTATTCTAGACGTATGGCTAACCAGCAATTTTTATTAGAGAAAATTAATTCTGATAGAAATTATGATGAACAGGTTCGAATGAATGATTATAATATCCGTTCACAGGAAGAAGCGTTTCAATATCAGAAAGATTTGAATACTTTACAAATGGAGAGAGAGGATAATGCAGTTGCAAGGCGTGTTGCTGATTTAAAGGCTAGTGGATTGTCTCCTACGTTGGCCGCTGGTAGTGCTGCTAGTTCTGCGCCTGTCCATGCTGGTACTGCTCCTCAGGGTGTTGCCCCACAGAAAGAAAATCCCTCTGATGTACGTGTCCGTGAGGCTATGTTTCGCGCTGAAATGCAGAAAGAAAAATTAGCTCTTGCCATGTCTATGGTCGGAAATATGGCTGATGTATCTCAGACTTTTGCTCAGAAAAAGTTGATTGAAGCTAAAGGAAAGCAACAGGATATAATTAATAATTATCTTGATGAATTTCTTGCTGGTCGGAATTTCGGGCAGAATCTTGATAATGACATGAAGTCTATGGCTAATAAGTTTTTTGAAGATACTTCTCCTTTACGTGTTGAGGAATTCCGTAAAAATCTTGATGTTCTTGACAAGAAGCTTGAAGGTCTTGGCTTTGATAATGAATTAAAGCATAATGAGACTTTACGTAAGGTTTATGAAGACACAAAACGGGATTTGGAAAATCAGTTATTGCGTAAAAATATTAAATTGTCTGAACTCCGTGCAGAGAATGTCGATTTCGATACTGCCATTAAGGCTTATACTCTGACTTATTGTGTTGAACATAATATTCCACTTGGTGGTCTTAATGATTGGCAAGTGATTTATAATATTCTAGGAGAGATTAAGAAGTGGTTTAATAAAGATGATAAGATTCCCACTAATCCTTATTCTAAGCCTGAGGATATGTTCAATCCTGATAACTTTAAGGATCAGAATGGTAATATTGATATGATGAAGCTTTTGCAGTTGATAGGTTCGTAATGCAATGCGTTCATCCGTTTTTCTTAAGAAAAGAACAAATGTATGTTCCTTGTGGTCATTGTGTTGCGTGCCGGATTGCCAAATCTAGAGAATGGAGTATTAGACTTTTGGGTGAGTTGAATTATTGGATTTCTGCCTGTTTTCTTACGCTTACTTATGATGAATTACATGTTCCTCTTTCTTTGAAAAAGAGGGATTTACAGTTATTTTGGAAGCGTTTGCGTAAGGCTGTTAGTCCTCGAAAGATTAAGTATTTTAGTTGTGGAGAATATGGTGAGACCTACGGTCGCCCTCATTATCATGCTATTGTTTTTGGTGTTGATTGGAATGATGAAGATGTCATTAATAGATGTTGGAACAAGGGTTTTATTAAAGTAGGTGGTGTAACCTCTAAGAGTATATCTTATGTTACGTCTTACGTAATGAAAAAATGGTCGAAAGACGAGGAGAAAAAACAGTATGAAGAATGTGGTATGGAAGCACCTTTTCAGCTTGTCTCTCAAGGTCTTGGTTTGCGTTTTGCTTGTGATAATCGCGAGCAGTTGCAAGACGACTTGGGAACTACATTCAACGGGAAGCGTGTCGGATTGCCAAGGTACTACGTTAGAAAACTAGAGATTGATACTGACATTATGCGTGAGATTTCTAAGAGTTCTAATGCAGAAAAGGTTTCAAGAATTTGTAGGCGTTTAGGTTGTGCAGAGACTGGCTTTAGAGATAGATATGATTATCAGACTTATAAAGGTGATTATCTTTTTAATGATAAAGTCTCCGTATATCTTAGACAGGAATTAAAACAGAGAGAGAGAAATATGCTTTCTAAGGAGAGATTCAGAAAAGGAAAATTCTAGTTTACAAAATGACATAATAGACGTATTATCTATTATAGGAAGTTCCCTACTTATTCGGTAGGAAAGGAGGTATTCATTGTCTAAGCATAGAAAAAAGGCTCGCATAGAGGCTATGGTGCGTAGAGGTGGCTATATGTTCACTTGTTAAAGTTTGATTTGGTTTTGAAAAACAATCGACGTAAAGTCGGGAAATTAATTATTAAGGAGATTAAAAATGAAAATTTATGGTGTGTTTGATACTGTCAAAGGTTGTTATGCTCCACCGTTTGTTGCTCGTAATGACGCTGACGCTACCAGGATGTTTATGATGGATTGTAAAAAACTTCCGTTTATCAACGATTTAAGACTTCGCTGTCTTTGTGATATTGATCTAGACAATGAGTTTTCTCCATTGCCTTGTGGAGTTGGTTCTTATGAAGTTCCAATTGATTTAGGAGAGGAAAAATGAAAAAAAGAATTGAACGTCATTGTGATGTTGAAGTTGTGGGCGATAAAAAATATCGCCCCACTATTGATGAAGCCGTTTGTAAGTTTTTGGAATATATTGATGATTATTATAAATTAGGCTTTCTTAAGTCTATTTCTGTTAATGTTTATTTTAAGGAGGAAAAAGAGATTGAGTAGTTTTAGTTCTGTTGGTGCTTTGATACCTGGTAGGACTTTTTTCAATCTTAGTTATTCTAAAAAGTTTAATTGTGATATGGGAAAACTTATTCCTATTATGTGTGATGAAGTTGTTCCAGGTGATGTTTTTAAGATTGGTAATGATTTTACAATAAGGTTTGAACCGCTTATTTCCCCAGTAATGGAAGATATTTATGCAAGAGTTCTTTATTTCTTTGTTCCTTACCGACTTCTTAAAAGAGATTGTCTTGGCGATATGAATGGTGCCGGTTCTGTTAATGGTGATACTTTTGATTGGGAAGATTTCCTTGCACAAGGTAAAGACGGTAAGACAATTACTCAGGTTCTCCCACGTTGGATTCCTACTAAAAATACTAAGTATAGTCTTTGGGATTATCTCGGTTTTCCTGTTGGTATTTCTCCGGCTGGTGCATACCCTCTTAACTTTCCACGTGAGGCCTATAATTTTGTATGGAATGAGTGGTTCAGGAATGAAAATATAGATGATGAGGTGTCTCTTGATAATGAAGATATACTTAATATCCGTTGGAATAGAGATTATTTTACTGCCGCTCTTCCGTTTCAGCAGAAAGGTACTGCCCCTGTTTTAAGTGGTGATATTTTATACGAGGGTTCTGATGATTATTATCATCCAGTTAATATATTTAGTACTTATAATAGTGGTCAGCAACCTTTAGCTGTTGCAGTTGGTGGTTCTTCTGTTGCTACTGCTTTAGTTAATGGTAATAAAGAGTTGTATCATGTTGCCGCTGGTACTGTTAGTTCTAATGGTGGTATTTCTCCTAAAGATGGTGCTTCTCAGGTTGTCTATGGTGGTTTCAATATTGCTCA